CAAGTTGTTCGAAGAATAGACGATTTAAGAAACGAATTGAAAAAATATGCTTTATGGAACGAGTTTAATGTCAAAAGAAACTTTGATAGTTACATTGCTCGTAAGTTGTCTAAATTAGAAGAAAAATATCCTTTATAATATGGCAATCAAAAGTGAAAAAATCATCGGTAAACAAATCATCAATGAGATTGAATCTTCTAACCTAACGAAGACTGTCTATAACTTGGACAAGAAGACATTGGTAGCGACATTTAAAAACGGAGCAGAATACGAATACGAAGAAGTTCCTCACAAAGTTTATACTAAATTCAGAATGTCAGAATCTCAGGGTAAATTCTTCAATGTTGAGATTTCTAAGAACTACAAGTATAAAAAAGTTATAAAGTAAACTCCATATATTTATATGTTATGGAGCAAAATGACAGAATCATATCAAGTTTTTATATCCAAGACAAATTAAATCCTGAAATATGGAATGAGTCTGAGGATGGTTCGTATACAATGAAAGAGGAGGTCCGTAATTCATTGTTGACAATTGCGAACGAATTTGTGGATTTCTTAGGTATTGAAATTTTTGTTTCTGATATAACAATGACAGGTTCATTGGCGAATTACAACTGGTCAGAGTTCTCCGATATTGACTTACACATCATGTATGATTTCACCGAGGCTGGTGAACAAAAAGAACTATATAAAGAATTATTCAAACTAAAGAAAACATTATTCAACTCTACTCACGATATTAAGGTAAAGGGTTATGAAGTTGAATTATATGTTCAGGACTCCGCAGAACCACATTTTTCAACGGGAGTGTATTCTGTGATGTTTGACGAATGGATTAACGAACCAACACCTGAGAGTGTTACATTAGACGAAGACAAATTAGAAGATAAGGCCAATCAATGGATGGAAATCATTGATACTGTAATTGAGAATGTTTCTGATGATGAGTTAGAAAGTGCATTGGAAACAATAGAGAAAGTTAAAGACAAACTAAAAAAATATAGAAGTTGTGGTTTGGAAAGAGAAGGCGAATATTCCTATGAAAATTTGGTATTTAAGTTTTTAAGAAGGAATGGATACATCCAAAAACTATTCGATTTTACAAATGAACTCGTAGATAAAAGATTGTCTTTAGAACAAGAAACTAACTCATAACAATACCTAAATATAGGAAAAAATGACAAATCCTATATTTGGGTATATTTATATATAAAAATGTATTATGGGACAAGGATGTGACCCGGCAACGGAATATAAAGCTTTCTCAGGTTCTACTGAAACAGTTCACGCAGTTTACAGTAAAGCTGATGGGACTGAAGTGGTACAATGTAGTACAGTTAAACTCGGTGGAAACGGAGTTTATAATTAAACAGAAAAAAACAAAAATAGTATAAAAATGGGAGACTTAAAACCTATCGGAAGTGAGAAATTACAGGGTGAAGAAAAACTAAGACGCATCATGGAAATCGCACGTTTCGGCGAAGTAGAGCGTTCGACTTCGAATGTGAACGAAACTGTTGACTATACAAGACAGTTAGCAGATGGTAAATATTATAGTATTATTCACGAAAAGAATGGATACATCATCAAAACAGGATTGAATGAATCTGAGATGGATTATGCTGAAAGAATTGAAAACAGACGTTATCATTCTTCTTATTCTAAAGCCCTGAAGAAATTGAATCTAATGGCTAAAGAATTAAACACTCTACACGAAAACGAAGAAGGTTTAGATTTATTCGGTGAGCAAGACAAGAAGTTTGTTTTGAAAACACCAAAACCTGAAGTTGAAGCACCAGCGGCACCAGCACCTGAACCAGAAATGGATTTAGATTTGGACATGGGTTCTGAAGGTGGTGAGGAAGAACTTGATTTGGACATGGACTTAGGTATGGACGATGAAGGTGGTGAAGAAGAATTAGATATGGATATGGAATTAGATTCAGAAGCTCCCGCTGATGACGAAGAAGTTTCAATCAAGGTAATTCAAAAACTAACAGGTAAGTTAGGTCAAAAATTAAGAACTATCGACCAACAAGATGGTTTAACATCAGAAGATATCAAATATGTATTAAACTCTATTATCTCGGCAGTTGATTTGGAAAAATTGAGTGAAGAAGATAAAGAAGATATCTTAGCTAACTTTGAAGAAGACGAAATAGACTACGGTGTAGATGATGAAGCAGACTTAGATGTTGATGCTGGTGAAGAATTGGATTTGGACATGGACTTAGATATGGACATGGAAGAACCAATGGAAGAATCGTCTGAAGTAGGTGAAAGAGTAATGGATGAAATCTTTGCAGAATCTAAAATTGATAAAGTATTATCAAAGTACTTCGTAGTTAGTGACGAAGAAAAAACATTGACTGAATCAAAAAACATCAAAAACTTCTTAGTTGAGAAAATTCAAAAGGTAACTGTAAGAAAAGAAATGAAGTCTATGTGTGAAACAGTAGAACAAGAATTGACTGCAGATTTCTTATTGAAAGAAAATAAAACAATTAAGTTTTTAGGAAAAACAAACAAAGGTAATTTAGTATTTGAGAACGACGGTCAACAGATTAAAGTTTCTCAAAAGGGTGAATTATTATGAATTTAGTATACGTTAACGAACTCGGACCCAATTATAAAGGGGATAACATTTACGAGTTTATTTTTAGTGACGTTGACGATGTATGGGGTGAAGATTGGGACAAAGAACCAGCCGGTGGTAACCCAACTCCACCCCTTATACATTTTATAAAGAAGGTTGGAGTTTTAAGAAACTCAGGTATTGAGTTAAACTTAATCCAAAATTCAGATTTTTTCTCTGTTTATGATGCAACAGAAGGTGTGATAGCCTTAGCATGGGAAGACAGTGAAAGTGAAGCCGTAGTAGATGACAAATACACCAGATTGGTTTTCCGATATGGTGACACAGTCAAAGAAGTGGAAGATAAAATTTACGAAAGAGACATCGTATTAACATACGAAAAAAACATAGCGAACCATGAATAACTCAAAGGTAGTCGATTTATTAAACAAGGGTTTCAAATTTGATACCCTTAAAATGTTAAATGAAACTCAGATAGAGACTCTTCATAATACTGTTGTTGAACAGAATGATTTAAAGACACGTATTCAAGGTGCAAAAGAAGAGTTAGCAGGTGTTGACCAAATGGTTAATAACATTGCTGCTAAATTGGGTGAGGAGGATAATCTTGATGATGAAGATGCTTTAGGTGCCGACGCACTACAAGGTTTAACAGGTCAAGAAGCACCACATGATGAGAAAGACATGGCTCCTGATGGTATGGATGATGATTCAGATAACAATCGTTCTGAGATGGGTGAAGAAGAAATTAAGGAGAAATTCCGTTCTAAAGCTCAACAGGGATATTTCTTTGCAAAATGTGAAGAAGAAGGTCGTAATTCTAACTGGTGTAAGATGGCTGATGAGTTTGCTGCTGACACCAAGAACTGGAAGAAGTTACCTGAAAAAGTAAAAGCTGAGGAAATTAGACAAATCGAAGAATCTATAGTATCTTTGGTAAAGAAATACGTACCGAAGACTATGAGTAAGAAAGATTTAATGGATTTATTAAAGGAATCACCAGGTACCAAGGAAGCTCCTGTAAAGACACCTACAAGGACTAAACCTGAAAGGAAGACACCTTATAAGCCGAAACATAAACCGGCTCCAAAAGCAGGTGAAACAGAAACCGCACCTTCGAGAGTTAAACCTGGTACAATTGAAAAACCAGAAAGAAAGACTCCGTACAAACCAAAACACAAACCAGCACCTAAGGCAGGTAAAAAAGAATTACCAAGCTTTTTGAAGTTTAATACATTAAATATACAATTTAGAGATGAGCAAGAAGATTAATGAAGCACCAATTGACTACGGAGATAGACCAGAAAGAATGGCTCCTGATATTCAGGCAAAAATTCAAGGTCGTGAGACTCCGTTATCTGATAATCCCGCTTTGGATATCGATGTGGATGGTGATGGTGTTGTATCATCATTTGAAGAGTTATTGGCGTCGAAAAGATTTAAGGACGTTGTAGATAAGGTAAAACAATATACAGGTATTACTGACATCTCTAATCAAAATGCCTTGATGCAGTTGCAAATGATGTTGCAACGTGCAGTTCAAGATGTTAAATCAATCGAGAACGAAAACGAAGAGTATCTTGAAAACTTAGCCGTTGATTTGGTTAAGAAAGAAATGGCACTTCCTGATGGAGCATTCCAATTCGATGTGGAATTATTATCAGGTATGGGTCAGATTGACACTTCTAAAATGAGACCTTCATCAGAAGAACCAGATGAGGAGGATATTATGAAAATGTTCGGTGATGAGAATGCCGATGATATGGAGGACGACATCGAAGCATTTATGGATGCAATGGATAAGTTTGACATGGAGAAAGCAAAAAGACGTTTCATCAACTCCTTAATTCAAGGAGCGTCTAAGAAAGGTCATTATATGTTCAACTTGGTTCGTGAAGAATTGGACCGTTTGGACCCACGACTACTTAACCTTTACGGTGTGTTAATGTCTATTGCAGATTTGATGTACTGGATTATACCTGATGAAATGACACAGATGATGGCAGGTGAGGGTGAAGGTGTTCAGGGTTCTGAAGAAGTTGATGATACTACTGACCCACCAACAATTAGAGCGAAGGGATTATTTTTCCCTGTATTGATTCACGAGTTAATCAAAGGTGTATACGAGGTATTGGGTACACAAGGTTTACCTGACGACCCTAAAGCTGCAGATATGGTTATGGCATCACAAGATACCTTACCTTATGAAATTTGGGATTTAAGATTAGGGCCTGTTATTTGGGAAAGATTCACTGCATCATATCCTGAAGATTTATATGAAGATGATATGAGAGAGATTCAGAATTATTTATTCTCACGTTTCTCAGCATTATCGACAGAAGAGTTCTTCGAGGTGGCTAAAGAAATTATTGGTGACTCAGAAAAAGGTCAGAAGATTGTTAAGAGAATGGTTGATGAAATCGTTGAGGAACTTCGTCAGTACGATTTAGACGATGCATTATCTGGTACCGTTGATGTGGATGATGATGATGAGTTTAGAGACTTCTTAGGTGGTCTCGGAATTGATTTATCATAAATAAATCTTACTTTATGATTTATGGGTTTAAGTAGAGAACAGGTATTGGTCGAGTATGCAAAGATTGTGAAAGATACTTCCTATGCTCTTAAGACCTATCTTCAAACCTACGACAATACACAATCACGTTACGTTCCTTTAGAATTATTCCCCGACCAAGACAGGTTGATATACGACTACGATAACTTTGAGGAGAATATTGCAATCAAATATAGACAGGCGGGTGTATCTACGGTAACCGCTGCGTGGTCATCTAAAAAGTTGGTTACAGCTAAAAAGAGTAAACCTGAAAAGATTCTAATCATTGCAAATAAATTGGATACATCCATGGAATTTGCGAATAAGATTAGGGCATTCCTTGACCAATGGCCTGAGTGGTTAGGTGTTAAGTTCTCTGCAGATAAGAATTCACAAAGACACTTTAAGTTAACGAATGGTTGTGAGGTGAAAGCCGTTGCAACATCAAAGGATGCCTTGCGTGGTTATACTCCAACAATCCTAATATTTGATGAGGCTGCATTTATCGATGCCGATGATGACTTCTGGTCTGCGTGTATGGCTTCATTGTCTACGGGTGGTAAGGTAATCGTTATTTCAACACCTAACGGTTTTGACCCAATCTATTATTCAATATACGACCAATCATTAAGAGGGATGAACGACTTCAAGATTACCGATATGTATTGGTACCGTGACCCTCGTTATGCCAAAACACTACAACTAATTAAATGTACCGACATTGTTCATTACATGTTGAACCGTGAAGACTATAATGATGAAGAGGTTATTATTGATTATTCAGATATTGACCCAAGAGAAAGAGATTTTGATGAGATAACTAAGAAGTTTGATGAGGGATATAAACCCTATTCATTGTGGTTTGAGGCTATGGCCAAGAAACTTAAGTTTGATAGACGTAAAATTGCTCAGGAATTGGAATGTAACTTCTTAGGTTCAGGGGATAATGTTATTCCTAACGAAACTATTGAAAAAATCAAAGACCGTGAAATCCGTAATGCCGATAATAAGTTTATGGGTGGTGCAATGTGGCAATGGAAAGAACCAATTGC